TGATTTCTTTGATGCCGCCAAGTTCAAGAACGCGCTGCGCAATGGTCTTTGGATAGCCCGCCGTAAACTCGGTGGACGTGGCGTAAAACCAATCCGACCAATTAACGTAGATCGTCGCCGGGGTCTTGAAGTTGTCAGCGTGAAGCAGCTTCAAGGTGGCAACAAACTCTGCAAGCCACTGCGCGCCAGTCGCAGCATTCAAGACTACGCCAGTTGCGCGGGTGTTGCGCTGTGGTGCAGTGCGAAGGCCGACAAGTGCAGCGCCGCCGACAACGATATTCGCATCGCCAGACAGAACAATGCTTTCCAGCTTTTCAGCAACCTTGCGCATCGCGTTGTCACGCCCCGCGCTATCAAGCTGAAAGCCCTCGGATCGCGCCGCCTCAACTTCACGCCAGCCATAGCTAAACGGGCTGTTCGTGATCGGCAACGGGGTGCCGTTGTATGCAAAGGTCGGCTTGTCGGTGCGGCCATCGTTGCGCCCGTCAAGCGTCACATTCGCTTGACCGCTATCGCTGATCGTCTGGAAGTATGCCACCAGCTTGCCAATCGGCATAGGCGTGGCGACAGATGCCGCCAAGTCATTGAACACGCCCAAAGTGCTGCGCTGAATTGCAATGCCTTCATGGTCCCACGTCCCCCACATATCCTTTGGCAGTGGCAAGGCGTTGCCGATCAGGTTGGCGCTGCCATAGGTGTTGGCAAGCGCAGCCTGTTGGGTGTTAAACAGGGCGCGGGTGGAAAGAACGTGGCGCGACTGGTCTTCGGTAAACTTCAACATGTTTTGTCGCTCCTTATGCGGCGGTGTAGCTGTTAGCGATGGTTACATCAACCAGCGCACCAGCGGTTTTAGCGCCGGGGGTGTCATCGAAAAACGCCACGACAACCGAACCTGCGGTCGCAGCGGTCAGATAACCAGATGCGCCAATGGTCAAAGGTTGCTTGGCGGTGTAAGTCGCAGCAGCAACGCGCGACTGATAGATTTGACCGGGCCGAACCTCAAAGGCGATGCCCGTGTCACCAGCGGTATATGCCGTTGCAATGTCCTGATCCTTGAAGTCGATGTTGCCCAGCAAGAAAGGCAACTTGCCCACTGCGGTCGTCAAAACGACAAGCTGTGTATCGGTTTCTTCAACCCAAACGCCGGGCATAAGCGCTGTTGCAACAGTCTTGCTGCGAGTGATCGGCTCATCTTGGATAGGGCCGCGAAAAATGACGTTGCCAGCCATGTTACTTCACCTCCATCATTTTGTTCAGGTCGTAACCTGCAAACTCATCCGCAGCGTTGGCAACTGGCATAGCGCTATTCATGCCCAAAGCCGTTCCCGGCGCAGCTTTGGCCGCAAGAACCTTAGCCGCGTTCAGCGTCAAGGTGCCAGCGGTTTCAGCGTCCATCAGGTTCGCCTTCACGATGGTTGCCACATAGCCCGCCAACTCCGCGTCAGCAGCGGCCTTTGTCGAGTTTTGCAGCGATTCCAGATTGTCAGTCAGGGGCTTCACCTGATTTGCCACAACGGCAGGCAGTCCTTCAGTCAGCGCTTTCAGGCCATTTGCCACGGCTTCAACCGCAGCGGAAAGGCCGTCAAACTGTTCTTTCGTCACAGTCATATCGTCAGTCTCCAATGTTTGAGGGTCTTCCCGCTCTGGCATAAACGCCCGCAACAGAGTGGCCTTAATCTTGTCCCAACGGCCAGCTTTAGCCGCGCGGTCCATAGCATCAAGCAGGTTCATTCCCGCCCAATCTAATTGGTCGTTGGCATAGTCGATTGAGGAGTTGATAACCTCGATCTGTTGACCATTAACCAGCATCCCGACCCCTTGCGAGGGGGTGGCCGCGCCATCATCTCCAAGCAAAATGGCATCGTGATCGAATAGCATGTTGCGCGCTATGTGTTGCGCGACCCCATCAGTGCAGGCTTCCAACTCGCACAGAAGGCCAGTGGACGTATGCACCGGGTCGCCCGCATTGATAGCCGCGATGACAGCTTTTCCGCCTTCAGTGCGGTTGGCAAACTCAACGTCAATCACCTTGTCAAGAAAGACGCGGCCATTTTCACGGCGGGCATTTTCATTCCAAGCGCCGATGTAGCCAATGTTGATCCCTTCCGGGTCGCGCGATGAAACGAATTGCCCGTTAATCATCGGATGCCCAAGCGGTGCGGGGGTCCGGTTTAACGTGGCATATGACTTTTCAATTTCATCGGCGGGATAGCGGATACCATTCATGATAACATCATCGGGAAGCGTTGCGCTTGGCACAATCATAACATCGCGCCCGTTTCGCTTTTCGCGGCGCACGGCTGCGACATTGCAGATCGACTTAATGTTAACCCGAACCTGCTTCATTCGTCGTCGCCTTCTGTTGGCATGGCGTCTATCGGGTCATAGCCGACAACGCCCCTGATTTCATCGCCCGTAAATAGAGGGTCCATCGACGTTTGATTGATTTTCGCCATACGTTCCGCCCGCGCAATCTTAAGCTCTAACGTGGCATCGGTCAAGTCAGACCAATTAACTGCCCAATCACGCTCTGGCAATATGCCGAACCGCTCTAGCCGCTGCACAAATTCGTTGATTGTAGGTATGGCCTGATTTGTCCGGCGCGCCATATTGACAAGCGCCCAATCTGCCGCGTCCTCAGTGCTTGCCCGCTCTCCCGTTTGGGTGCCAACTAGAATTTTCATAGGGCAGTTGATCGAGGCGGCAAATGATTGCACGGGCGCGGCAAAGAAATGCTCAGGGCTTGGCAGGGTGATACTCAAGGTCTTTGCCGTCATGCCTTGCAGCCAAAGCATCTTATCAAACCCGCTCTGGAAGTCTGCCACTTGGTCATTCATTGCGGCGGCGAGTTCGGACGCGGTTACGCCCATGCCTCGCGCCATTGCTTCCATGCTTGCGTCTTTGTCGGCCTCAAGAACCTGACGCCCGGATGCCGATTTGTAAAAACCTTCCCCGCCCGCGCCTTTGACTTTTTCCGCGTCCAGAAGGTCGTTGTATCCGGCCTCTAGGCATGATCGAGCATGAACCGTTCCATCCGCAGACCAAACTAACACACGATCAGGGTGGATCATAAACGCGCGGTTTTGCGATTGATCCGATGCGACGTTAGCCTCGTTAAATCGAAACATCTTGGGCTTGCCGTAGGTTTCCGACAGTTCGTTGGTGTCCCACTCGGAAACCTCCAACTGTCCAGACCATGCGGGAATGACTTCTGCCAGCCCATCCAAGCCCCCACCCACACGGTCAACAGGCTCTGCGAACCGCTTGCTATCACGCAGCCGCAAGATCACGCCAGAATAACCTCCAACCATGCTGCGACGGTCAGCCTCTGCAAATGCTTGCCACAAGCGCAGATCGGCAAACCGCTTGCGAATGTCCACCTCTGTATCGCTTTCCTCAGGGTCGTCGCTTTCCCAAAGTTCAGGGTTAGTCTGCCACGTTTTCAGGATGGTCTTGTCAACACCAGCACGGGCCAAGCCATTGCGCAAATACATCGCGTGGAGTTGAGCGAACCCAAGCTGATCTGGCCAGCCAAAGTCAGCCGCGTGGTTGTGCTTTGTGGTCTTGAAGTATCCGGGGAATACGGTTTCAAGCCGCCGAACCGCGTTGGCAATCCACTCTTTATTGACGATATTCATCGGCGGTTCCTAGCGCTTAGAAGCATGGCGGGGGCATATCCACTATCGACAGGCCAGAACGCCATGACAACCGCATCAGCGAGGTTTGGCGACTTTGTGCCGGATGGTGATTTGTCAACAGACAGCTTTAAAGCCCCCGTGGTTTTACTCACTGTAGCTTGCGCAAGCTCTTTTTGCAACTGTCTCAGCTTTGGCATATCGGACGGTATGCTTATCAGGTCATCCGGGTTGAAGGTTAGGCCCTCTGTGATAGCCCGGTGCGTCCGTTCAAACCTCAATCGCAGTTGCCACCATGCCTGCGCTTTAAGGTTGGCAAAATAATCCTTATTTAGCGGCGTGTCTGGATCGTGTGGCACGATGCGCTTATCAGGTTTTAGAACCCCGGCCCCGGCAGACCATGCCGTGTAGGTGATAGACGCTGGCATTTCACCGGACTGCGTTAGTCGGTTAGCCTCGGACTTGACCCCGGCCCCTACGCCCACGCTGTCATATTGCAGAGATACAGGACCTAGCGATGATAGGGCCTGCACAGCGCGCCGCGTGGTGTATCCCGTGTCACCTTCCGCCCAATCATCGCACGATAGAAGGGCAGGCCCCTTGCGTATTGCCAGCGCATTGCGGTCGCCTCCT